CCAGGGGTATACGAACTCTCGTTCGGGTACCAGTAATCCCTTTTGGCGTCGGCTGGTGGCTTCTGGACAGGATGCGACTACCTCGTTCGATGGCGTACTTCATCGCCTCGTCAGGTATTCACCCGGTTCGTTTTATATACGTTACGGTTACTGCCCCCAACCATACTTTCCCCGTCTCCGTTCTGGAAACGGGTGTCAGAGTGGTCGTGTTGCAGTAGTCAGTAGCGTTCCCGGTGAGAGTGGTACTGCCGCACTCAATCAGGCAAAAACGGCGTTCGTTAAGAAAGCTAAGAAGCATATCAACCCCTTTCAGGGGATGGTTGCCCTTGGCGAGCTCAACAAAACGCTGCGCATGCTAAAAAGTCCTCTGCGTTCTCTCATGGGAGGTCTCAAGACCTATCACTCGACACTCAAGAAAGTGCCGAAAGGTCTTAAGTCCGAACTTCGAAAGAAGGCGTTGACTGATACCTACCTCGAGTTTACCTATGGTGTTACCCCTCTTTTGGGGGACATTCAAGGTGCTCGTGAGCTCTTAGCAGATCTCCGCTCTAAGCGCCCTTTCGAGATAATTCGTATCTCTGGACGCGGAAAGCAGGTATTTGCTGCCTACGAATCTTACGGGACTACTTCTGGTGGCGTGAACTACAATAATGTAGATCTCATCACCGCGGAATATTCCTATATTATTCGGGGCGGGCTCAAGGTATCTCCTGTTGGTTGCGACCCCCTGGCTGCTGCTGGATTTTCTTTTGAGAATTTCCTGCCTTCAGCATGGGAGCTTCTACCTTACAGTTTTTTAGCTGACTATGTCGCGAACATCGGTGACATAATCGATGCGTTTTCTCTCATTAACGGAAAGCTTGCATGGTGTTCGCAAAGCTCCCGCATTATCCATAGACGGAAATCAGAAAAGATTTCTCTTCCTGATGTCCTCTATGTCAATAGTGTTGAGAGATCGTTCAAGCCAGGTTGTCATGAGTTCTATCAGAAGATTGTTTCTAGGCGTAAGCTGACTTCCGTCATCCCAGACTTTGGGTTTCGGTTGCCCGGCTTTGGCTCTAGGCAGTCTTTGAATGCTGCCGTACTCGCTTTGAGTAAGACAGTTAGAACTCCTTTCTACTAATCCCAGGAGAGCGTGTAATGGACAAGCATAAGTTTCTCAGAAGCCTTCATGAAGAACTGTTTATCTCTTACTCCGAGATGGCATTCGAACGTGGATATGTTTCTAAATATCCGGTTCGCGATGTCGTCAAGGAGTTGGACAACGCGGTTCTAACTGAAGGTATTGAGGCCCTTAAGCAACTCCTTCGCACGCAGTAGCTCTCCAACCTGGAGGTACTTTTCATGACGTACGGAGTCACAAGCCCTGTCACTGGCGCTGCGCAAACCGGCTTTACCTCGCCGACTTACACGCTTACCAGTGACGTCGCTCCCGATATTAACGGCAAACAGCATGCGGTTACCGCCGTTGGCGGTACGCAGTCTGGTGTTGACGCTAGTACCGTGTCGCGACCCTTCTCCCTGACTTTCATTCGGCCCAAGCAGCTACGTCAGCTTGGAAATCCGAATCCAGTCACTGGGGTGATCTCCAACGTGCCACGAAACACGTACAAGCTCATCACCCGTAAGGGTGTTTTGCCGCTCGCAGGTCAGCCGAGTCAGACCATGATCATCACCACGGTTATTGAGGTGGTGGCCGGGTCCGACACTGCTGACGCTTCGAATGTACGCGCTGCACTCTCTCTGCATATCGGTGCCCTTTCCCAGCAGTCTGCTGGGATCGGTGATACCTCGGTTACGGGCATCTTCTAGATGTCCGCCTTCGAGGTCTTCATCCTTATGCTAGTAAAGGCAATTGAGAAATATCTCGATAAACTCATCAACTTGATGAGCTAAGGGAATTCTCGTTCCTTTACTTGGAGTGTTGTGTCACTTGGAGACTAACCCATGAAGGTTTCTTCTGAGCTTTTACTCCAATATGTCTATCAGGACCTTTCGGACGTGAATACGTCTAATCGGCCCGAGGCTAGGTGGTTCGAGTTTTCCGCTAGGGCTTTACAGAACGGTATCTTATCTAAGATGACCGAGCATGTTCAGCCTGATGCAGATTCTCGCGCCCTTGATAAGTTTCTCAGCGTTAACGAGAACTTACCAAACCTACCCCTGGTGAGTGATCTTTACGATGACTACTTACTTGGCGAACTCCGTAAGGAGCTTGACAGGTTTTGGTATTCATCGGGGGATCAACCACTGGTTGGCAGTCTCCACCAACTTTTCCTGTTGGGTAAGACTGGTCCCGGGAAGAGTATCGGTAGCGAGTTTAATGATGCTTATTGTAAGCTTCATCAAAGCAAGCTATCGACTACCTCTCCTGAACTCTATAAATCTTATAGAGCCTCCGTCTCAACCTTCCCACTTACCGACGCTTCTGAGAAACTCAGAGCCGAAGAAGTTGGAGAGTTCGACGTTGTGAGACATAGCAAACTTCTCTTCGTGCCGAAACGTACTGACATCTCCCGTACCATCTGTGTAGAACCGAGCTTGAATATGTTCTATCAACTCGGTTTGGCTCAGGTTCTTGAGGAGAGGTTGCGTCAGGTCTATTCCATTGACCTGACTAAGCAGCCTGACCTCAATAGGGAGCTGACACGGCTTGGAAGTGTTGATGGTAGCTATGCTACCATCGATCTTTCCTCTGCTTCCGATAGCTTTTCGATAGGTGTTCTTAGGGACATTTTACCACGAGGTTTCTTTTCGTGGCTGATGTCACTGAGGACTCCATCAGTGAAGTTACCGGACGGCCGTGTGATTGCCTTGAAGATGATCTCAACCATGGGAAATGGTTTTACCTTCCCACTTGAAACCCTTGTCTTCGCAGCAATCGTCAGTGTATGCTATCGTCTGTCTGGCGTTCAGCTTCTGAGAAATCAGAGAGTTGGCGACAGATGGGTACCTGGAAACTTCGGTGTGTTTGGTGACGAC